CCAGTGGTCAAATCTACAACCCCCGCTGTTGAGATTCCTGCTATCGGCATGGCACCATCTGCTATGAGTGTTATGGAAGATCAAGACTCCTATATTCCTGAAAAGTTTTTGGGGTATGTTCCTTGGGGTAACTTCAACACCGTGAAGGATGTTGTTAAGTCTAACATCTTTTACCCAATGTTTATCACGGGCCTGTCCGGTAACGGCAAGACTCTTATGGTCAAAGAGGTCTGTGCTAAACTCAAGCGAGAGTTTATTCGTGCCAACATTACCGTCGAGACCGATGAAGATGACCTGATCGGTGGGTTTCGGTTGCTGAATGGCGAGACCGTCTGGCATGATGGTCCGGTGGTCACTGCCATGAAACGTGGTGCTGTTCTTCTCCTTGACGAGATCGACCTTGCATCAAATAAGATCATGGCACTTCAACCTGTGCTCGAGGGTTCATCTATCTATCTGAAGAAGATCGGTAAATGGGTTCACCCCGCTGAAGGGTTTACGGTCATTGCGACTGCTAACACCAAAGGTCAGGGTTCTGATGATGGCCGTTTCATTGGCACCAACGTGCTGAACGAGGCATTCCTTGAGAGGTTCCCAGTTACCATCGAACAGTCTTATCCGACTGCTAATATGGAAACTAAGATTCTTGATAATGAACTTGGCAAACACGGCATCGAAGATGCTGAGTTTTCCAGTAACCTTGTGAAGTGGGCTGACGTTATTCGTAAAACTTTTTACGAAGGCGGTGTTGATGAAATTATCTCAACCCGCAGATTGGTTCACATTGTTGGTGCCTTCTCTATCTTTAAGGATAAAAGTAAAGCAATCGAACTAACTGTTAATCGTTTTGATATTGAAACCAAAGAATCGTTTCTCGATCTTTATTCTAAAATTGATGGTGGTGTTGATCCTGATACCTTGACTGGCAATCAAGATAACGAGGATAACGAGGCTGAAGATGACATTATAGATCCTCCCTTTTAAATCAACCACTTGGCAGTCGTCTGCCGCAAAATATATCCCCCGCTAGTCGGGGGTTTTTTTGGCCTTTAGGAAATGATAAATATTCCAAGAGGAATATTATATGAGTTTTTTAGGTCAAGACGGCACTACCTTTGCTATAGGTGTAGTTGAGGATAGACACGATCCCGAAAAGTTGGGAAGAGTTCGTGTTCGCTGGTTAGGATTGCATACCGACGATAAGTTCAACATACTAACCAAAGACTTGCCATGGTCACAAGTAGTACAATCTAACTCCGAAAATAGCATTGCGGGTGTTGGTAAAAATACAAATCTGATTGAGGGTACATGGGTAATTGGATTTGCCAAAGGATCCGAATCATCAGATTGGTTTATCATGGGTACACTACCAGGATTAAACACCACTACGGCATATCGTGGGAACAGAACAGGAGGCCGTGCTTGGAACAAAGCTCGTGGTGACCTAAGAAAGTTTCAAAGTTATATAGATTACGAGAATGGTTTTTATGACCCCACGATTGACCTACGAAATGTCCCATATCCACCATCGGCCGCAAGTTACGGCAATCCAGGTATTCCCCATCCCTTCACACCCCCAATATTACCTCCTGGCGATATTACTCCAAATGACCCCGATAAGAAAATTACTCGGGTTCCAAACTACTCAGATGCGAAGGGTGGCGATCATCCAACAATATTAGACCTTGATGGTGACGATAAGGCACTATGGGAATATATTGATCGACCTGTTGTGCCTTTTATTAGAGCAACACATTCGGATATGTTGCATTATCTCTTTAGAACTACTCGGCGACTTACCGTTGACCAAAGATTTCGTCCTGGTTGGATTGACTTTGGTACATTTCGATGGCCTGATGCTAATACTTATTATTCTCCTGGCCAAGATGAAGAACCAGAAGGTGAGAAACCTGATAGAACTAAATTGGGTGATTTTTGGAATGATGATCTTGGTCGGGCGGGTGTTATCTTTTCAACAGGTTATCTTGAACCAGAATATTGGTCAGAGAATCGTGAGTATGCGGCTATGGGTGGAACATACGGTCCTGCATTTCCAGTAACAAGAGATACACCAACATCAATACCAGCAGCAGATGCTAAACTGTTAGGTATAGACCCACCGGACAATCGTGCTGGTTGGGGCCAAGCATCTGGCGAAGAAGTTGGGTACTGGTCTCTCAACGGTGAGGACTATCGTGTACCTAATCCTAGAGTTCGTTGGATAAAGAAAGAAGATTTAACTCCAACAGAACGCCAGACCGTTATGGAGTTATTCCAGTCAGGTCATTATGGTACTGGTGTTTACAATATCAGCGACCCTGCTGACGGCCGTCAAGACATTAGTTGGAATGATGTTAAAGAAACCGATTTAGTAGTCATACCCACACCAGATACTAATCCACTTGCTATGGGTGGCATACCAATCACATTTACTGATGGTATGGAAGTAACAACGGCCCGTGGTCTGTGGGGTGATTCTACAACGTATTTCTCAGACCCCAATCTATCTAAAGGCGAACCTGCCAAACCACTATTGCAAAGAGGTGACATTGTACAGATTGCCGGTGTTCGGGGTCTACAAGAAATCAATGGTCGTATCTTCCGTGTAATGGAATGTATGGACAATGGGTTCAACTTTACTATCAAACTCGGCACAATGGACAGTAAAGTTTGGTCTGGGCCCGGCATGATTAAATGGAAACACATTAAAGATCAGTTGGGCGAATATGAGATTGATGCTGCTGACGTAATAAACGATCCACCATTCTCAGAATATCTCGGTGGTGGTGTAGTCATCCCGCATTATCCTCATTGGTCACTTTGTTGGAAGGCTGATATGCGGGAACGCCAAATCAATATAGGTTCACCCGACCCAGAGACTGGCGTCAACGCAATGCATTGGAACCAACCTACTGGTGACTTCAATGCTCGTTACCCATATAACAATGTTTACGAATCTGAGTCAGGACACATCATGGAATATGATGATACGCCTGGAGCAGAACGAATACACCAGATGCATCGTTCAGGTACTCATTACGAGATTGACCATAACGGNACACGNACAAATTATGTAAAGGGTGACAACTACGACATTCGGTTACACGACGATTATGTTTATGTCAAAGGTAAGGTTGTACACACCTTTGATGATGAGGTGATGATACGATATAATGATAGGGCCGAGATTTCTGCTAACTGGAAGTTACAGTTATGGTCTGGTGGTGATTTAGATATTCATTCAAAACGTAATATCAACTTCAAGGCCGATGGTGATATTAATATGCAGGCGGATGGTCACATCAATCTACATGGCACAGGCGTTACACCTGGTCAAACAGATGAATATCGAGCTGGTTCTAGAAATAAGAAAGAACGATCTAAGATTCGTATGAAGGCGGGTCATGTTGAGATTGAGGCTATTGGTGATGAGACAAGACCCAAACAATACGGTGTTGCCATTCAGTCTAATCAGGCACCTATCAGTGTTAAGACATTGTTAGAAGGTGACCCAGGTAACATTCATGTTGCTGCGGCAGAGAACGTAGACATTACTGCTTGGAATAACTTTTATCGTTCTACTAGATTGGGACATATTGAAGATACTGCTAAAGGTTCTTATTTTGCAAGTTCGCAATCAGGTGATATGAATATTTCTGCAGCTGCTGGTGAGGTGAGAATAACAGGGTTTCAGAATGTTGGTCTATATGCTTGTGGTGGTGATTTGTTGGGAGATGCCGCAGGCAATATTATGCTTAATCACGGGTCGAATCCCCCTAGAGCAGAAGTTGGAAAATATGCATATGTTCCAGAAACGATGGAACTATTATCTATTGACTTGCCTAACCCAAGGCCGGCAGTAGGTACAAGTGTGACTCAACTAGCACTTAATAAAAATGATGTTGAACTTGGTGTCGGTGGAGAGAACATTCGTAACCTTCACGATACTATTGAAAACTTGCAGTTGGGTCTAAGTGCTTATGTCACTAAGAAACTACCTGCGACAAACATAATAAAAACATATGAAGAGGATCAAAGCTCTATGGTTCGCACAGGAGGTTATACTTACCAACTAGAAACTCCGTGGAGTGGTTATGATGACCATAACAAAACTATTATGCCATTAGGACCAGAAATTGATAGACCGGATGATCCAGTTAAACCGTGTTAAGGAGAAAAAATGATAAAAGATTTGATTGAAAAAGTGAAAGATAGAGATTTAAGTTTGGGTGCATTGATGGTTATCATCGGTGTTCTAATTTGGATTATTCCAGTTAAACTGGTATTAACATTATTCCTCATTTATGGCTTGGTACAAATATTTTGGAAACCAGAAGATAAGGTGAGAGATATTCATCATCATCACCATCATAGTGGTACAAATGGCAAAAAGAAGATTACTAAGAAGGTAAAGAGTAAAAAAGTTAGTTAAAAACATATAAATATTAGCAATGGCTGCCACACAATACAATAAAGGTTTTTCGGACGCACAATCTGTAAACAACAGTAAGCGTGATAACTTTACATATAAAGATTTAAATTTATTTTTTAGTCCTAATCCAGTAACAAAAGATGTATCTAAAGTTACTGATGTTCAGGCTATTAAGAGATCGGTTCGCAATCTGGTATTATTAAATCCAGGAGAGAAACCATTTCATCCCGAAATTGGTACCGGTATTCGTGCTGCGCTTTTTCAACCATTTTCTCCTATTATGATTTCTGCTTTAAGAACCAGAATAGAAGAATCTATAACGAGATATGAACCTAGAGTTATTTTGCAAAGTGTGGATTTTGGTGAAGAGGAACAAAATCTAGATAACAATACTTTAGCTTGTAGAATTAATTTTTTTATAACTAATGTACCAGATACATTGGAGAATGTAGATATACTCCTCAAGAGAATACGATAATGGCCGCTGGAATAAACACAAAAGGCAAGATGCAAATTACCGAATTAGATTTCGATAGCATCAAAGACAATCTAAAAACTTACCTAAAAGGTCAATCAGATTTCACTGATTATGATTTTGAAGGTTCGGGTATGAACATACTATTAGATACTCTTGCCTATAACACTCACTATAACGCATTTCTTGCCAATATGATGGCGAACGAAATGTTTCTGGATACGGCACAAAAAAGAAATTCAGTAACTTCTCACGCCAAGGCTTTGGGTTATACTACTATATCTACTAAGGCGCCTGTTGCTTATCTAAAAGTGCAAGTCAATGATGCATCTACTGCTAATATTACAATGCCTGAAGGTTATCCTTTTACGACAACAATAAATGGTGTTTCATATCAATTTGTAAATACAGAATCCAGAACAATTCAACCTTCTAATGGCATTTATGTTTTTGGTTCAACATCTGGCATTCCTGTTTATGAAGGTACTTGGGCCACAACTCGTTTTACAACAAATTTATCTGATGTCGATCAAAAGTTTATTATACCCAATAACAATGTTGATATCTCTACTCTTTCAGTGCAAGTTCAAACAAGTGCAAGTGATGTTACAACCACAAATTATATTGAGGCTAACTCATTGGTTGATATCACCAGTGAGACCAACGCTTACTTTACACAAGAAACTGTAAATGGTGAATGGGAGGTTTACTTTGGTGATGGTGTGATTGGCAATGCATTGGTTGATGGTAATATAGTTATTCTAAAATATGTTGTTACAAATGGAGAAGAAGCTAATGGTGCTGCATCATTTTCAGCTGCAGCACTAATATCTGGATTTGGTGATATTACAACTACAGTGATGACATCAGCAAGTGGTGGTGCAGCTGCAGAAAATCTAGACTCTATCAAATACAATGCCCCATTTAGTTATGCGGCACAGAATAGAACAGTGACCGCAAAAGACTATGCGGCCATTGTTCCCACAATTTATCCTAATGTTGAGTCTATCTCGGTGTGGGGTGGTGAGTATGCTAGCCCAGCAGTTTACGGTAAAGTTTATATTAGCATTCGACCTAAGGCGGGTAATACTTTAACAGAGTCGACCAAAACCTCTATCATATCATCGTTGGAAGATTACAATGTTGCATCGGTAACTCCTGTTATTCTTGACCCAGAAACAACTAAAATTATTCCAACAGTAAACTTCAAGTTTAATAATACTGCCACCGCAAAGAGTAAAGAAGATTTAGCTGCGTTGATTACAACTGCGATCTCATTATTCTCAGATGATAGTTTGGAGAAACACGAAGCCATCTTTAGATATTCAAAGTTTACTACAATGATTGATGAGGTAGACCCATCTATTTTATCTAACATTACCAAAATTAATATGAGTAAAGTATTTTTACCCACAACGGGTAGTGAAACAAAGTATACAATTAGTTTTGATAATGCGATCTATAATCCTCATAGTGGTCACATGGCATCTACTACTGGCACAAGTGCTGGTGGTGTTTTATCATCCACTGGATTTAAATACACTGGCGATACGAATGTTTATTACTATGAAGATGATGGTGTTGGTAATATAAACACCTACTATATCTCTGGCACATCTAAAGTTTATAAGTCTGCATCAGTTGGTTCTGTAAACTACACTTCAGGCAATATCACTCTAGATAGTGAGAACATTGCATCAGTAGAAAATTACGATGGTGCAACTCAGACTCAAATTCGCATTACAGTACAACCAAGTTCTAATGATATTGTGCCCGTGAGAAATCAGGTACTAGAAATAGACACATTGAACTTGTCGGTAACTGGTGAAGCAGATAGTATTGCTTCAGGTGCATCGGATGGTGGAACACAATACAGTACATCCAGTTCTTATAACTAATGGCAACAATTTACAGTAAAGTTTCGACGCAGGTTGTAGAACAACAACCCAGTTTCGTTAAATCAGATCATCCAGACTTTCTAGCATTTCTAAAAGCTTATTATGAGTTTATGGAGTCTGCTGAACTTAAGATAAACAACTTAGGTTCTGTAGATTCTATTCTTTATGAACAGGGTTCTACTACATACATTGTTTTAGAAGATACGAATCGATATCGCACAGGTGAGTCAAATAATATTTTAATTGAAGATTACGATACTGTCAATGGTGGTCGTGTTAGAAGCATCGGTGCGTTTACTAACGGTGAGACTATTACGGGCCAAACATCTAAGGCAACTGCTACTGTTAGAACCGAAGATGTTAGTAACGGTTCTCGTTTGTTTATTTCTTCACAGAATAAGTTTCAACTAAACGAACAGGTTGTTGGTGCTACTTCTGGTGCAACAGCAAACATTGTAAGTTATACTGCTAACCCAGTTCAGAATGTTATGCAACTTCTGGACTATATGGATGTTGATGAGACTATAGGCGATTTCTTTACTCAGTTTAAAGAAGCATTTATGAGAACTTTGCCCGACAGTTTAGCTGCGGGCCTTGATAAGAGAAAACTCTTAAAGAACGTTAAAGACCTTTATCGAGCAAAAGGTACAAAAAAAGGACATGAATTATTTTTTAGAATATTGCTTGATGAGGATGCTGAAATTTTTTATCCTACTAAGGATATGCTTAGAGTTTCGGATGGTAAATGGTCTGATGATACCATCCTAAGAGTTTATGCCGTTAATGATACCATTCATATGGAAAATTCGACTTCTAGTGCAGATATCAACTTATTGATGGAAGATGGTTCTCAGATTTTATTAGAAACTTCAGTTTCTAACACAGATGTTCTTACAAGACTTGTTGGCCAAACAATTACACAAGATGCCGTAAACGACCTAAGCATTTTGAATGGTGGTACATATTTTAATAAAGGGTTTAGTATTATTGGAAAAGCTACCGCTGTAGTTGATAGTGTTTTTCAATATAAGTTGGGTGGCGAAACTGTTACAGAATTCGTATTGAATCCTGGTAGTGTTGATGGAACATTCGTTGGCGGCCAAAAAATTAGTGGTACTGATAATACAGATGACAACCTAACAATAACCGCAAAGGCAATGTCAATTTTAGGTTCTGCTGATACTAAGGCTAGTAATTATCAGACAAGTCAATATTTTACAACCGACGATTCTATTGTTGTTTCTTCTGATACAGGTAACGATGGTAATGCGGCTATAACATCAGTTACTGCTGGTAAAATTGAAGAAATAATTGTAGATACTAACGGCACTGGTTATGAGATTGGCGACCAACTTGTAATTGATAATGCTAACACAAATGGAACAGGTCTTGCTGGTGAAGTATCTATCGTCAATGGTGGAATTGTTCCAGAAAGTGGCACACTGACAGGTCAGTTTAGGGTTGCCCTAGAAAGTGGTACAACAGGTGCACCAGGCGAGATACTACTAGAAGAATCTACATTTGTTTATGATACATCAACAGGCGTATTCAATATCGGTGAAACGATTACTGGTCAGACATCTGGTGCAACCGGTATTGTTATCAATATACAACTGGATAATAAAACAGTTGTATATAAAGCAGTCACTGGGTCTTTCACATTAGGCGAAACAATTGAAGGTGCTACATCATCAAAGACAGTTCGCATACTTACCAACACAGTAGATAATCATGTTGCTAATGAAGATGATCGTGGCATGGAATCTACGGATAGATTTATTCTAGAAGGTGAAACTGTTAGAGGTGATACTTACGATGGTGCCGTGATTGTACAGGAAAAAGATACAGGCAATGGAGACATTACTGACGTTAGAGTAACCACAGTTGGTTATGGTTATACTTCACTGCCCACAATCACAATTACATCTACTCAGGGATCAAATGGTTCTGTAAAGTCAAAGGGTACTGGTGTTGGTGATATTGCTTCTATTAATATTATTAATCAGGGCGCTCACTATACGGATCAAGAATCTTTATTGTTTGATACCACATCTAATTTCTTGGCGACCCAAATAAGTGGTTCATTTATACTAAACGAAACTGTTATTGGTTTGGCATCAGGTGCTACAGCACGATTTAAGTCACAAAATGATGCTACTGGTATCATAAAGATGGATCAGTTAAGCGCCACACCTTTCCAAGAAAACGAAGGTATAAGGGGATTAACATCATCTAAAATAGCTTTAATCAATTCATACACCAAGACAAACATTCCGGGTAAGGTTGGCGTTGTTGTAGATCGTAGTGGCAAGTTTATTAATCAGGATGGATTTATTTCAGATTCGTCTAAAAAGATTCAAGATAGTTATTATTGGCAAGATTATTCTTATGTAGTTAAAACTGCATCATCAATCGCAACTTGGCGAGATGATCTTCTATCTACTGTACACCCAGCGGGTTGGGCTGTATTTGGTCAGGTTGACATTGCAAGTAAACTAACACAACTAGCAAACATAACATCTGTTACGGGTCTTGGTCCAGCACTTGGTATTATTTTCCAAGCATTGTTTGGTATGCGTTTGGGCACTACAGATCAAGCTCCACTTAATCCTTCACCAATGTTGGAAGCAAATGAGCCGGGTGATAAACAAAGACTTTATGATCCAGCAATACATATCTCTTCTGGTTCAGCATTTACTTTATATGAAACAATTACTGGTGGCACTTCTGGGGCAACTGCTAAAGTGGCCAAAGAAGAAACTAGCGACGAAGGTATTCGCATTATAACCTATGTGCCAATTTCTGGAATATTTCAAACGTCAGAAACTATTACCGGTAGTATTTCAGGTGTAACCGCAACTACTATTGAAATATTTGGTCTTAAAGGTAAAAGAGACAGAACATTAAATCATGTTATGGATATTGAATATCAATTTAATCTTTCTGGTTTGGGTATTGCTCAACCAACACTGGGAACAATTGAAGATATAAAATTTATGGATAGTATGGTTAAATCCAATACTTCATCTTTAACATTTAGAAGCCATGATGTATATGTTGCTCGTGTGCCGTTTAGCACACTTAATGGTAACATTACTTCTGGTAGTAGTACCATTGCAGTTACAGACGCTTCAGATTATCCTAATTCGGGCACAATACAGATAGATAATGAACTTATAGATTACACGGGTAAATCTACAAACAATCTTACCGGATGTTCTCGCGGCCAACACGGCACATCAGCTAGTTCTCACACTTCGGGTGCTCGTTTAGATTCTGTAAGATGGGCCATTGATCAGAAACAAGTCTCGGGTAACCGTATTATGGACTTGACCAAAGATTATCAGGGTACAACCTTAACAATTGGTGATATTACAAATTATCCTGATAGGAAAAACAATATAACTCCACCTACAGAGATTACTCTTTATAAGACCTAACGGAAAGTTATAAATAGTATAGAATAAATATTTTTAGGAAATAATGCTATGCCAGCAATCGTAACAAACAAATTTAGAATTAACAACGCTCTTCAATTTTTTGAATCTTTTGGAGAAGCAACACCCACGACATATTATCTTTTCGTAGGTCGACCACAACCATTTTCAACTAGTACGGGTGGTGGTACGGATAGTGTTCCGGCAAGCCCAATAGATAATGTTGTTGACGAAATGATGTATTATAGAGACATGATTGCGGCTAAAAAGATAACCGCAAATGATGTGTCTTATGCAGTACCCAGACACGATTGGGTAACGGGCACAGTATACGATTATTATCGTGGCGATTATGGTGCAACAGTCAACTCCGCAACAGTAACAACGGTTGCTGGTGGTACTGATATGTTTGCAACCACAACAAAAATGTATGTTAGAAGTTCTGCTGGAAATGTATACAAATGTATGTCCAATAACAGTGGGGCAGCATCTACAGTAGAACCTTCAGGAACATCTACGAGTGAGTTTACTACTGGTGATAATTATGTTTGGAAATATATGTATTCACTAACTGCAACAGAAACTTCAAGTTTTCTCACAACAGATTTTATGGCAGTTCATACAGACTCTACTGTATCTGCTGCTGCAACCAATGGTTCAGTATTGCATTATCATATTGCTAATGGTGGTGCTGGTTACACCAACGGAACATATGCAACAAAAACACTTCGAGGTGATGGTGCGTCAGCAACATTTACAGTAACCGTATCGGGTGGTGCAGTAACAGCAGTCGTTGCTGTCGGTGCAGGCACAGGGTACACATTTGCTGACTGTAAGATTGACTCTATCNCAGGTATNGGTACACCATCNACNTCTGCTNTCGTTACNCCNATNATNGGTCCTAAAAACGGTCATGGGGATGATGCAGTTGAAGAACTTGGTGGTTTCTATGTAATGACAAACACAACACTCAGCGGTACGGCAGGGTCTGGTGACTTTGTAGTTGATCAAGACTTTAGACGTATCGGTGTTGTTCGTGACCCATTTGACTTTGGCACAACTACTATTTGTAGTGCTGATACTCGTAGTGCTCTAAAGTCAATTACCTTTAGT